TATCTTTGCAATGAAGTCAAAGTACAAGACTACACGCGCTGGCGCTACTGCTGGTGACGAAGCATTGTTCAACGAAGCAGTAACTGGTTTCTCTGGTGATTCATCTGCAACTCAAGGCGCTGGTACATCCGGTCTTGAAGGTGTAACTGACGCGACTCCAGATTCATCAATCGCTGACGAAGCAAACACTTCAGCATTCGGTGGCGCTATGCCAACTGCTGACGCTGAAGCACTCGGTTCAACCGGTTCTGCTTTCGCAGAGATGGGTTTCTCAATCGAGAAAGCAACAGTAACTGCTAAGTCACGTGCGTTGAAAGCAGAGTACACTCTTGAACTCGCTCAAGACCTCAAAGCAATCCACGGTCTGGACGCTGAGACTGAGTTGGCAAACATCTTGTCAACTGAGATCCTCGCGGAAATCAACCGTGAAGTCGTTCGTACAATCAACTCTCAGGCGATTGTCGGCGCACTTCAAGACGGTATCCAAACTAAGGGTATCTTCGATCTTTCAACTGATGCCGACGGTCGTTGGTCAGTAGAAAAGTTCAAGGGTCTGGTTGTACAGTTGGAGCGTGAAGCAAACGTAATCGCGAAGCAAACACGTCGCGGTAAGGGTAACTTCATGGTATGTTCATCTGACGTCGCTACAGCACTGGTTGCTGCTGGCATGTTGGACTACACTCCATCACTCTCAACTACTCTAGCAGTAGACGATACAGGCAGCACTTTCGCTGGTGTATTGAATGGTCGTATGCGCGTATACATCGATCCATACGCAACTGGCGATTACGTCACAGTCGGATACAAGGGTACTAACCCATATGACGCAGGTATCTTCTACTGCCCATACGTCCCACTGCAGATGGTCCGCGCTGTCGGCGAGAACGATTTCCAACCACGTATCGGGTTCAAGACTCGTTATGGTATGGTATCTAACCCGTTCGTTGGGTCAACGCCTGCTGACGGTCTTGCTGCTGCACGTACTAACCAGTACTACCGCATCTTCCGCGTCGACAATATCCTCGCGTAATCGGTATAAAAATAAGAATCCCCACAAGGGATCGTTTTTTGGGAGACTTCGGTCTCCCTTTTTTTTATGCGTATAAATAGATAAATAGAATATTAATAGTATGGAGTGCTTCATGGCATCACCTAATTCAAGACAATCGTTGATTGATTATTGCCTTAGAAAACTTGGCGATCCTGTTATCGAAATCAATGTCGATCAAGATCAAATCGAAGATAAAGTCGATGACGCTCTACAAAGATACAGAGAGTTTCACAGTGACGCAACTGTGCGGATATTCCTAAAACATCAATTGACTGCAGCAGATATTACAAACAAATACATCACGTTGTCGGACGATATTCTCTTTGTAAGTAAGGTGTTTCCGTTCAACCCGACTTTCGGGACAACAAATATGTTTGACATCAAGTATCAAATGATGCTGAGCAGCATGGGCGACTTCATGCATTTTGCAGGTGGTATGTCATACTACTATCAGATGCAACAATACCTAGATTTCTTAGACATGCTTTTGGATGGCACGCCGCTCACGACGTTCTCTCGAAAGCAAAATCGTCTATACATTCACGGAAGTCTAGAAGACAAAGACTTAGTTGAAGGGCAGTATCTAATCGCTGAAGTATTCCAGATCATTGACGAAGATTCTCACACTTCTGTCTGGGACGATATGTGGTTGAAGGAATACACAACTGCTCTAATTAAACAGCAATGGGGCATGAACTTAATTAAATTCGAAGGCATGCAACTTCCAGGAGGCGTTACAATTAATGGTCGTCAAATCTTTGATGATGCAAATTCTGAAATCGAAAGGTTAGAAGAAAAGATTCGTTCTGAACACGAATTGCCTGTCGACTTCTTCATGGGTTAATTATATATGGCGACGAATCCTTACTTCACACAGGGCACGCGAAACGAACAGACGCTCTACGAAGACATTATCATTGAGTCCTTAAAGATTTATGGGCAGGATGTCTATTACATTCCACGCGAGATTGTAGGGCGCGACCGTATATTCGACGACGATGCAGTTTCTCGTTTTGATAATGCATACAAGATAGAAATGTATATCGAGAACATTGAAGGATTCGACGGAGAAGGGGATCTGTTCACTAAGTTCGGTGTTGAGATTCGCGACGCAGCAACCTTTGTTGTTGCTAAAAGAAGATGGGACAACGCCATCGCTCAATACGAAGAAACGGAAGACAGCACTTTCTTCAGACCAAGAGAAGGCGATTTGATTCATCTTCCGCTATCCAATTCAGTATTTGAAATCATGCGCACTGAAACGCAGCAACCGTTCTATCAGTTAAAGAATCTTCCAGTATTCAAGATGCGTTGCGAATTGTTCGATTATAATGATGAAGACTTTGATACGGGTATTGATCAGATCGACAACGTTGAACGGGACCATGCCTATAAAACTATTCTTAGATTCGATCCGAATTCGCTATCAGGTAACTTTGAATTTCAGGAAAGTATCACACAGACAAACACTTCTTATACTATGACGGGTGAAGTGGTTGATATTGATGCATCTAGTAACAGCGAATATCTTGTCTATGTTGCTCATCAAGGAGCGATGGACGGGCAGTATCATACATGGAGTACATCTGCCCCTATCGTTGGAGATATCTCAGGCGCGACCGGTATTCCGTTCTTGACGACTGGGGACTCTGCAGAAATGCTTCCGGCAGGTGCTCAGAACGACGATTTCGATGACATAGGTGATTCGTTTATCGACTTCACAGAAAGCAACCCATTCGGAGACCCAAGATAATGTTTGGTGGACACTTCTATAATCAACGAATTCGTAAATCTGTGGCGGTCTTTGGTTCGCTATTCAACAACATTAATATTATTCGCAAAAACTCATCCGGCAATGTAATCAGTCAAACTAAGGTCCCATTATCCTATGGTCCGAAAAGAGATTTCCTAGCAAGGATTGATCAAGCAAATCAATCCGAGAATGAACGACAGGTTGCAATTAAATTACCGCGTATGTCGTTCGAGATTGTTGCGATGGCATATGACCCCGTTCGACAATTGCCGAAGATGAATGCGTGTCTCAAAAGTTCAGATGATGCTTCTACTAAGAAAAAATTATATGTTCCTGTTCCATATGTCATATCGTTTCAACTGAGCATATACGCAAAGTCTCAAGACGATGCACTACAAGTCGTTGAACAGGTACTTCCATACTTTACCCCGCAATACACGCTAACAATGAACCCGATCGACGAATATAGTGATGTAAAGGAAGATACTCCTATTACATTGCTCGGCGTGACTTTCTCGGATGATTACGAAGCAGCATTAGAAGCGAGAAGAACAATTATATACACTCTCGATTTTGATATGAAAGTAAATCTATACAAAGATGTTTCTGCGTCCGCGCCGGTAATTACCAATTACGATATCGATATGATAAACCTCGAAGGCGATCAAGAGTTATTTGTAACTCTAAAAGATTCTTCAGATTCGATTTAGTATAAATAAGGTTTGTGTTTACTCAAACACATCTAACTGAATTCGAAGCATTTCCTACAGTATATGTTAAATATTAATGGAAATGCAGTATCATTTAATCATTCTATCCAATAGTTTAATTTTGGAGAAATTTATTTTTATAAATAGGTACAGAATTGACATAGGGTTAAACCCCTCTTTATAATCAAACCCTTTCAAAAAAATTCAGAGGGAAAATCAATGGAAACAAAAATACATTTTAAAAAGAGTAATACAAACGATGTAAGTCTAAGTGTTACAGGTTCTTCATCAATTAGTTTTGAGAAGCAACCAACAGAAACCTTCACTTACTCGATAACTGGAGTTAGTGCAGACCCGACTTCAGCAAACTGGAGACAATATTATGCTCCTAGGGGATACCTTTGGGTTCCTAATGTTGGATTTAAATGCAACGAGAAACTGAAGCATTGTGATCATATGTTTAGTCAGTTTGGAAGCGGAACACTCACACCGGCTGCGGATGCAACAAACCTTGACATGTCAGAAGTAATAACAGCGTCTAGTATGTTTAGGGGTTGTTCTTTCGCTTCGACCTCGACCGATGTAACAGGATGGGATGTCTCTAAAGTTCGAGACTTCCAAGAAATGTTCAGAGATACCGACTTCAACCAAAACATTGGCAGTTGGACTATCACCACAGACGCATCAACTCCTATTAATGAAGCGGCAGGAGCAGGTTGGACACACCCAGACGCGCTTATAGATGGCGACACATTTACCTACTGGACGATTGCTTCGTTTCGAGTAAATGCAATTGATGCAACCGCTGGTTTGCACGACGGAACCGGCGTAAACATGAAAGGTATGTTCGAAGATGCGACTTCATTCAACCAACCAATTGGTTCTTGGGATGTTTCTAGCGTTTACATAATATCAGAAATATTCAGCAATAGCGCGTTCAGCCAAGACATTAGTAGTTGGAACGTCGGCAATGTGAAAGTTATGTATGACGCTTTGAGTAGTAGCGGGTTCAACTCCGACATTAGTGGTTGGGATGTCTCAAATGTCATTCAAATGAGTTGGATGTTTGAAGACGCGACTTCATTTAACGCCGACATTAGTGGTTGGGACGTCTCTTCAGTAGTATTAATGATAGGAATGTTCCACGGAGCGACTTCATTCAACCAACCAATCGGTGCATGGGACACTTCTTCTTGCGTAGATATGAATCAAATGTTCGAAGAAGCGACTTCATTCAACCAAAACATCGGTGCGTGGGATGTCTCCAATGTTACAGATATGGACGAAATGTTCCAAGACGCAACCGCATTCAATAATGGCGGAAGCGGCGACATCGGTAACTGGGATACTTCTAGTGTTCTCGATATGGGTGAGATGTTCGAAAATGCATCTTCATTCGATCAAAACATTGCCACGTGGGATGCTTCAAACTTCTCCGGTGAACCGTATCAATTTGCCAGCGGGATACAATCGCCGACTTGGGCGAGCGACGAAAAACCGATTTGGGGAACTACTGGGTGGGACGGAGTTTATGTAACATATCCTCTCCCCGTAGCGACTGATCCAACGTATGCTGCTTGGAGAACTTACAATGCTCCATATGGTTACGAATTTATCGCTAATGTTGGAATACGAACCAAACTTCCAATAACTTCGACGAAAGAAATGTTCAAGGACAAGTACACATTCAACGAAGACATTAGTAGTTGGGATATGTCCACCGTTACTGATATGAATCTTATGTTCAAAAATGCATATGCATTCAACCAAGACATTAGTGGTTGGGATACTTCTAGCGTTACTGATATGTCTAATATGTTCTACTTCGCAAATGACTTCAACCAACCAATCGGGTCATGGGATACTTCTAGCGTTACTGATATGTCTGAAATGTTCTACAGCGCAAATGACTTCAACGCAGACATCAGTTCATGGGATGTTTCTAGCGTTACTGATATGAGTCAAATGTTCGGGTACGCAACT